TATAGTTGTACTAGAAACAGTGTCGTAAACTTTTAATGATGTATCAAAATAAAACGACACAGCTTTGTCGCTTTCAAATATGTAACGTAATAATCGTGTGTTCACAGTATAATATTCGTTATTGGTAGTAAACAACAACAACCAGCTTGAATCTTGTTGTGTATTAGTTGTATCGCCTTGGTATCCCAAACTGAAGCCGCTGGTAGTGTTTAAATTAGTTTCAAAAATAATTTGCCAGCTTTGTGTTCCAGCGTCATATCTTAAACCAAACGGTTTATTATTAAAAATCAAATCAATCATAGTAGTAACTACAGTTGATCCAATTGTTGAACTGAATTGTGGGATTATCTGACTGATAATTGCCCTGGTTGGAATTATTTCATTTAATGTTACTACACCAAATAATCCACCATTAATAGTTGTCTTTCCTGAATTGTTTTCCCCGTCGCCGAGACCATCTCCAACCACAGATGCAACCTGCGCCCACAAATAGTCGACGCCGCCAAAAGGTAATATACCAGACTCCGGAAGTGTCATTAACGCATTTTGATGAGTAGTATCAAAATATCGTCCCGCTGGGGCAAGAAATTTAACCAAGGCACCGTTGGTGAAATATTTTAAATCGGTACTGGTATAACTGGACAATTTCTTAGGAATTAAACTGGAGTCTCCAACATAACCAGTACTGCTGTTACTGTCAGTTGTTACATTGACCCACTGGATTGCTAAACTTTCAGAAATATAATTAATGTAGTTTGCATAATAGAAATTACGTAGATTAGGGTCGTTCAATATAGGGAAAATTGTATTATAGACAACTCCTTCTACATCGGTCTTGGTCATGTAAGAAAAATTTGTACTGGAAGTATACAAATCTTGATAGACAACTCCATCATCTGCAAATAAATTAGTGCTACTGTATTTTCCAGTTGGGTCTGTTAAATCAAAATAACGACTGATACCGCTACTTGTTCTATTAATACTTTTTACTTTGGCAACTTTTTGTGTAATACTCAACGGACTAATGCTATAATCTTCGCCGGTTATCATACGATTTTGCGTGTAATATGTCTGCGGAGCATTTGCTTTGATATTTGCATTGGTCTCAGTGCCGCTGGCATTTGACACATTGTTTACCAAACTCAATGTCACTGTTAATGTTTCTGCTTGACCTCTGCTACTGGTATAAGGAACACTGATTGCCACATTTAAGATGTCGCTTGGAGATATTGTGTACGATAAACCATTGCTAATTCTGTAATAGCTTCTAAAATTGCCTAACGGTAGATCTCCAAATATACCGTCAGAAAAACCCAAGCTAATTGCATCGCCGGCGCGAGTAATTACGCTATAGATAGTTTTGATATTTTTACTTAAACTGTTATAGATAATATTGTTACCAGTTAGTGCAGGGACTTGTGTCCATAGGGTATCTTCCAAACCGGTACTTTGATTTAAACTGTATAACCATACATCGTTATTATTGATATTTTGTGTATTAATATCAATGGTTTGATTACTACTGGGTTGAGTAACACTAAATGCACCTTGGTTTAGATTGCCCTGTGTAAAATTTAAAAAGAAACCAGTGTTGGTACTGCCAGCGCCGTACCCATCGTCTTTGTAAATGAATGCCAAATGATTTCCTACTTTAGGAGCTTCTTCGTATATCACAGTTTTATTAGCAAATGTTGTACTGGTAATTTCAAAATTCATGCTACGGCCAGCAACTGATTTGGTAAAACCATAAACAGGAATGTCTGTGTTCCTAGCATTGAATCTATACTGACTTGTAGAAATATTATATATATTGGCTTGGTCAACTGGATTGCCGAATTGTTGAGTGGTTGGCAATGCGGCATTCAGTATTTTAATAAATTGATCATACCAACTGGAATTGCTTGGGTCATTCCAAGTAATAACTTGTCCAGCTAAATTGATACCATTACTGTCTGACACATTTTCTGTAGTTTGTATAGTGCTGAATTTTAGTAGACCCTTGGCTGGCACATTTCTGCTGGCATTGTACCCAATCATTCGGCTTAAACGCAATATACTGTCTCGGCGTTCTGCTAGTTCTAAAAAGTTTTCACGAGCGTTCAAGTCCACACGAAATGCTATGCTTTGGCCCACAAATGCAATAAGGTCAATTAGAGCAAGGTATTCGCTTGACTCTATGTAATCGTTGAAATCTTCAGGAAAATTCGTACGGATATAGTCAATCATGGTACGACGCAAGTTTTCAAAGTCATAGCTTTGGAAGTCTGCGTTCTTGAAAGATTGATAAATTTTCTGCCAGTCTTCTGAAACTAACAGGTTATTTTGTCTATCCGTTGAGCTCATAATGTGTCCTAATAAGTGTATTTATTAGATAAAAATATGTGAGTAGTTTATCGTGTGAGCAAACCGTTGGCTTGATCAAACTTCAATTGTAGGTCTTGACTAATGTTGTAGGGCAAATACTTCAATGTACATTCTATTTGCAAACCAGTGTCGTAGGGTGTTACAAGCACATTACCGGCCTGTATTCTAGGATCATAATTTAAAATCTGATTGACATTTTGTAGAATAAGATCTTTGACTTGATCAGTTAATGGTTCAAAAATCAAGTCCCAAATAATGCATCCAAAGTTGGGTTGCATTAGGCGCTCGCCCTGTCGTATGTTGAAATGATTGAGCAAATCTTGTTTGATTAATTCAAAGTCATAGAGAATAAAGTTTTGAGTATTAGGATTAATTGTACTGAATCCTTTGTACATTTGCGGGCCAGCAATCGACGGGTTAGGACGAGCCGGTAGTGTTATTTTATCGTATAAATTTGTGCTCATTATTCTGATCCCTGTACTTTATTAAAAGTATCTGTAGTTGTTGAATACATACCAAATGCCGCTGGTGCTACTAGTTTAGGCGTAGCTACTGCTTTTGTCTTGTCGGGGGTGCAGGCAGCAGGGTCTAAATTTTCGTGACCAGCCCATGGTTCTGTTTGTGGAATTCTACTTGCTTTAAATGCTTTGGTGGCAACCGTAGGACCGTTCATATTAATTTTGCCAGCTGTTTCATAATGAAGCGCACTATTAATATTTGTATTTTTTGTTGCAGTTATATTTGTATTTCCAGTTGAATTTACATTGATATCGCCCTTGGCTGTAAAATTGATATCTCTATCTGCTGTAAAATTGATATCATTTTCACTATGCACACTGACACTATCTTTGGCATAGATATCAATTTTACCGTTGCTGGTTAACTCTATCCAAGCTGTTCCTCGACTGTTTGTAATATAAATCAAGTCTTCGCTATTGTGTAACAATATTTGATGGCCAGTTCTTGTTCTCAATCGTATAAGTTCATTGTGTGGAATAGTTACATCGCCGTCTGTTTCGTTTTGCAATACACTGGCATATACTGGTGGGCCTGACTTTGCTGATGTTTTACGGAGAAATTTATCATCGCCATCATCCATGACAAAAGTACTGCCGCCCAATCGTCCCACAAACGCATTTGGAATTTTATAATCTTCTTTTCCAATCGGGCCACGCGGACTTCCGGGGCGCTTATCAACTGGGCCTGGTGTACTCCAACCAAACACCATACTGGGTATATCTCTACGAGCACTACTGGTTGTGAGTCCGCGAATGTCATCCTTTAGCAAGCCCTGTGATTGCAAAGCATCTGCCAACGGGTGTCGAGGTTTTTTATTTTTAGTTTCACCAGTGGCTTGTACTGAATTTATTTGTTTGTTATATTCCGCTACAGGCATTCTATCTGTTTCGTCAACCACATTGCCCGTAGCGGCAATGCCAGGAACCATAAAGTTCATGCCTTCGTCTTGAACACATCCCATCCAAAAACCACGCTTTGGGTCGCCGTCGATAAAAATTACAACAACTGTAGTTCCCACATCAGGAGGAACTGCCCAGAAGCCGTAACTCTTTTGAGTGTTATTATAGTTGTTGGGATCTTCCCTAACAAAATCTGCGCTGGTAACTCCATAAAATGGACTCATGTATTTTACTTGATGCAGTTGTCCAGAATCTCCAGTATTACCAGTTGGTCTTAACAGCTCAACTTGTAGCATACCCATAGAGGTACTGTCCATATGGCTGATTACACGGGCCAAGAACGGGCCCGGACGTGGTTCCGATCCTTGGGCACTGATTTTTGTTTGATCGTTTGACATTGTGTTTTCAGTTACTCATCTGTGTATATGGTAGGTTCTTCAACTACTGTTCTAGTAGTTGACGGCAAATCTGCTGCCGTTGGTTCTTCTTCAAATTCTTGAGTGGGTCTACGAAACCCCGTTAGTGTTTGTGTAAATTTTCCGTCCACAAATGTGCTGGTAATAGTCTGCACACAATACAGTCCGCTGAACTGTGTGACTGGGGCAGTCTTGCTGGTTCCACCAAAGTTGTATAATCCTGTACTTTGATTGATATCTATAGGAGTCCTGAATTTAACTAAAATATCAACTTCTCCACTTTCATAATTTACACTACCGTCAGTATTCAAATTACTGGTAGCTTGCTCGCTGGTGTAATTACCGGTACCACTTTGTGCAATATAATACGGATCTCCAATGATTGTCATATCCAAGTTATACATGTCGAATGGATTATTGATTGCTTGATTGAACAGTTTGGCCGCACGTTGCGCTTCGCCTTCCTGGCCGCCGCCGCCACCACGATCCTGACCGGTCAGCGTGTTGACCCATTTTAAAATTGTAGGTGTTATACCAACTTCTTTTGAAATTGGTTTGCCGTCTGGCATAAATTTAACATTTGTTGTTTTGTCCGGCTCTTGTGCGCCCGTTTGATTGGCTGTGACTTTGTCCTGCGTTTTTGTCAAGCCGTCTGCGCCCATGATATACACAAATCCGTTTACAAATTTGATATCAAATCTTATAATATCTACGTTATGTCCTGTGTAGATGTATTCATATTGTTTAACAGCTTCATTTTCTAACGATTTAAAACCTGGGCCTTTGACTCCCGGGGGCAACAATCTACTAGCATGAGCTTTGTACGGCACCACTTGATACACAATCAATCTAGGTTTTAATCCCGTATTGAGTTGTGTGTCAGCTATGGTATAAACTTTGTGACTGATGCGATACCATTCTCTAAAACCAGATGCGGTTATTTTACTACTGTCAAGAGTTGTGTTTACAAAATTACTTTGAAGTATGACTTGGTTAATTGCTGCCGGAATACTGGTATCTTGGCTGAATCGCATTTCGGTGCTTTTGCCATCAATTTTAAATTTCCCGGGATTAAACACACCAGTCTTTGAATCGTATATGTCTTGATCTCTACCAAATGACGGATCACCTTTGCGCTTTTCGTCAAAT